CCCGCTTGGATGGACGAGATTGCAGCTCGAATCTCACAGCTCCCAGCTAAGCAAAGCTACTGGGATCAAGGGGATAGTGCGGCCTTGAAACAGGCGGCTATCGAAAGCAGGCAAGCCAGGCTTGACAGGCACTTTGCAGGTCTGTATACTAGAGCGACACATAGGGCAACTGCACAGGAGGCGAGTGAGAGAGTATAGATAAGCGCAACCACGGCAGTGTACTTACACGAGTATGCTGTTACGTGGTTGAGAGTACACCAGGGTAGGCTACCGTCCTAGGACAGTGGTCCGCTTGGTATGCCTGTCGCTTATGCAGTTAGTTAGGATAAGAGGTTAGAAGTATGCTTGCAGATCTAGATTTTTCCCCAGCTTGTGAAGAATGTGGGGAAGAGGGCCTGCCCTTGTGCCTTAACGATGGTAGGAGAGTGTGCATCTACTGTGATACCATTCTGAATACAGAGGAGTATCTTGTAGGAGAATTGTTCACGGACTTTGAAGATTGAAAGGTGGAAAAAATGGAAGAGTATAGTGTAGAAATCGACTATGCCTTTGACCAGTATTGGTTAAGGGCTGGTCCTAGGATGGCCCTTGTCAACTTGTCCCGCTGCCCGTGGGAGCTGCTGAAGGCTGCCCATAGTGGGTATCCGGGACTTGATGTGGTGCTGACCCCGACCGCCGCTATAGCTATCGCTACATTGGCAGAAGAGAGTATTGACTAGGGGGTAAGAGAGAAATGGGAAAGGTAATCTACCAGTGTGCCGTTGAAGGGTGCACGTGCAAGAGGAAAGTTCGGGTGAAGGGGGTGCATGGTACTAGCACCCAGTTCTGGTTGTGCAAGGAGCATGATGGGAGTATTGGCAATGACAAGCGACGTAAGAACAAGGCCCATATGCCTGAGTTCAGGAGGAGTCGGGACTATAGTGCCGGACTCGTTCCAGATCCTGAAGAGGGTTGAGGGCGGGGAATGGGGTGCCCTGTACTTGGGGCATGTACCCGCTCACGTTGCCCTCATGCACATGGATTGTGCAAGGGCTGAGTTGAGAGAGGACAGGTAAGGAGTATGAGCTGAGGATAGAGCGGATCTTGCTCTTTGAACACATCATAGGAGGTGTGATAAGGCACTAGGTCTTATCTATGTGTAGGCGTGGGGTCTGCACATTCATAAGTCTTGGAGTGTGTACTATGAATATCTATGACGTTTGCGAGGTGACTAAAGAGCAGGTGCTCAATAGTACACCTCAAGAGGTGGGGGCATTTGCCGTTCGTCTGGCCCGTGTCGATGCCAAGGTGAAGGGGGTCGCAGGGTCTATCGGGGAGTGGGTCCACTCAATTGGGCACATCGCTCAACGTGAGTCTATCAAGGCGCATGGTGAAGGGGAGGAGGCCAACAAGGAGGCGCTGGGCAACTTCCTTTCTCAGATCCGCCTCGCTGAGATGGGTGCGGCCGATGAATACGGGTCGGAGTTTGATCTGAAGAAACATGCCGGTGCCTTGGACAGTGCGACGCGTAAGCTGACCTATGCACTTGAGCATGGGTGCAACCTTGCCGAGGAGAGTAGCACCAACAAGGTTCAGACCTGGAACAAGGAGCATCGAGAGGGCGCCGAGAAGGCGAAGAAAGATGAGGCGTTCCGGGATTGGTGCAAGTCGAAGGGTATCGACCCCGATAAGCAGGGTCCGAAGGGCTCTATCAATGGGGGCAAGGAGGATCTTGAGCAGCTCTCAGATCTACAGGTGGGGTGCGCACGCCTGGCTCAAATGCTGGAAGAGTTGAGCGAGTTGGGCGCCAAGGACGAAGCCGAAGAGAAGCTTGCCGGTCTGGAAAAGCGGGTGGCCACCCGCTTGCAGGAGTTGAAGTCCAGTGTTGGTGCCCGCATCGCTGGTTAAACAAGTCGCAGCTTGTGTGCTGCCTGTACCCCATCTATGCCTTGGTGGGGTGTTGAGAGCGCACGCTCTGAAAGTGTAAGACCTGGGTAGTAGGGGGATAACCCTCAACCTAGGCAGCCTGTCCTAGGACGGGGGCACCGTATAGTTGGGATAAGTTCTTCCTGCATTGGGGAAGGTCCGATTACGGTATGCCTTCGTCCTAGGACAACCCAATACAACAGCGGGTCGGGGTCTGTTCTTTAGCAACTTCCGTCCTAGGATAACATCAACGCAGCAGCGAGGGTCACAGCGATGACTGAGATGGAGAACGCAGCACTCGCCTTATACGTAACGGTGGGCGTGCTTGCTATATACTGGGAGGCACTATCTCCCTTGTCTATCATGCGCTATTTGTGCGGGGACTTCAAGTTCTCCTGCCAGATGGGGTATTGGCAAGACATCCTTGGCTTGGGGTTTGCTATCCTTGTGCTCATAGTTGGGTACCCTTGGCTAGTCATGCTCCATATGATTATGTACAAGAGATAAGAGGGAGTGGAATGTTATGGGCGAAGACAATAAGAGACCTTTACCACGCGCTATAAATGTGTGGTACACACGGGAGGAGACGCGTCTGCTCTTCACACTCAAGGCTATGGAAGGGAAGCTTAGATACATTGCAATGCCTTGGCCTTACACTGACAGGGTTATAGCTAAGGCTGGTATGGACTACGCCTTTGCGTGTTGGGAGTATGCCAAGAGCAGGGGAGGACCGCCCAAGAGCAAGGTTCGTCCTAGGACAGGCCAACTCATACAGGATGGGGGGTGCACAGAGTCTTTGAGACTCCACTGGTGGCTCCAGTACAGAGAGTTGGGTGCAGCTAGCAATAACAATGATGTGATACATGGCCTGGCTTGCCTTGGAGTCAATGACTTCATACGTGAGTGGTGCAGAGTACGTGCTATACGTGATGCATCTAAACAGCTCAGCGGATATCGCTACTTCCGATTCTGGATGTGGTGTGATAAGCATGGGCTAAATCTCAAGCGTGTGAAGGAGGTTTGATATGCCAGCCCATCCTAAGATCCCGTATGAAGAGCAGTATGACGTGCTGATGGAGTGTAGAGAGGCTGTCCTAGGACGGAGCATATCCGTCACGGCTTTTGCAGCTGAGGTAGGTATCCCCCGATCCCTCCTGTTTGACTGGAGTAAGAGGCATTGCATTGACCTGTATAGGGAGAATCCTTACACAGATAGGATGATTAGAAACCTTATTGTGTACAGATACGGGCCCTTCGTTAAGAACAAGGAGTTGTGCCCAGCCATAGGGTACTCCGCTAAGCATGTGCACATACTGAGATGGTACTTTGGTGCAGCTCTGCTAGCTGTCTCCCCTTGGAGTGGGCAGATGCCACGTATAATCTTCAGAGATATGAAGGACATATGCCCACTCATTAAGGAGTATGAATCTGTATACTTAGTAGCCAAGGAAGCAGGCTACTCACCTGAAGAGCTGAGACACATCTTTGATCTTGACACTCAGCGTTTTGTTAGTGCCAAGATGAAAGAGATTTCTGATAGGGCTTTTCAATACAAAAAAACTAAACAGCAGGAGGTGCGTCATGCACACAACTAAAGAGACTATGAAAGTAAGTTGGATGTTTCCGGTACTGGTCTTTATCATTATGATCAGCTTCTCCTCTCGTGAGGTGATGGCTGCCAAGCAGAGCAAGGAACGCTGGGCCATTGAGGAGTGGCTGTTGCAGGAGTACATCAAGGGCTCTACTGAGATGGTGCAATACCTCAAGGACAATGCACCTGAAGGCTTCGAGGGTACGGTATACTGCCTTGGTAAGCAGGGAGATGACCGCTTTAAGGTGGCACGTATTACCTACGAGCAGCTCCACTCTTCCTATACGGTCGAGGATATCGCAACAGCTCTTGCCTATGCAGGGTACTACACCTGTGAGGGTGATTATCAACAGCTGTAGTACAGTCTGAGCACACTCTGTATGGGTGTGCTTGGAGTGTACTGCAATGTATACAAGCGGGGTGAAAGAATGATTATCTCCCTCCCCTTGCTCAGGGTACAGCCCAGAAGAAAGCAGAGTAGGTACATCATATCACCAGGTACATGGTGTAGATATGCGCTCCCTACCTCGTGAGTAAGCGAACATGGAAGGGGTGAGGTCTATGCTGAGCAAGCCGTCGTCCTAGGACAGTGGACGGAACGGGGCAGCATGACAAACCTCCTAGCGATATGGATATCAAGTGCTAAAGGTTGAAGCCCGTCACCTCTGACAGTGGAGGAAGGGATGGCTAGGCAGGAGGATGGTACAGATCTGGGGTCGATGCTCCCGCGGGGAGGCAGGCTTCTACACTGTGCACTACTGCTTAAAGGTACAGTAGATAAGGATTAACCGTCACCTCGTACCGAAGAACTCAACCGGTAGGGGCAGGGTGTCCCTCTGCGTCACCACGCTATCCACAAACCTGTTAAGTCAATGGGATATGACACCATGAGATGGTTGCTGGTTCAAGTCCAGCTACAGTATGCCACTGCAAGTACATGCAGATAAGGGGTGCTGAGATGCAACTGGTATGCACATCTCCCGAGATACACAGATGAGGCTCATGCATGCGGCAAGGTATTACCCTCCCGCTAGCCTCGTCACGCTTCTCAATACACGGCTAAGTAGAGGTGAGTCCTGTCACCGGGGTACGTATGAGCTGCGGTTCGAATCCGCATTAGTCGAGGGGCATGACACTGTGCCAAAGATACTATCGAGTCTACAACTGGAGACTTCGTTATGAAAGTACAATCCATTAAGAAGTTGCCGAGAGTGAGAGAGCTTGCGGTAGCTGTCCGCATGGGTAATAAGGGACAGCTGGCGATACCCCTTGGGATAGCCGCTGTCAACCACGCTGAACTGACAGACCAACACCAGCCCCCTCATTCCTGCCTTCGCTCTGCCAACGACCCCAAGTATGGAGGATCCGGACCTCCCCCTACTAACCTGGAAATGATTCGTTACCAGAGTTGGCTGCGAGCGAACTCCGTTGTACCTGATGGTATGGCGTGCTGGATGAAGGACCCGAAACCCCACCCCAAATTTGGTGCGCGGTGGGTTGACTGGTCCGGCGCACGTATTGAATACATGAGACGTTCACGCAATTCGGAGAGACAACACAACCACTTAAAGCCCAACGATAGTTTGTATGCCCGCAGCTCAGTGCGTACTGATGCTGAGGTGTACACCCATGAGTTCCTAGCCAGGTTGCATGCATGGCGTATGAAGAACTTGTATGTAAAGAACGTGTATCTCCCTGACACCAGAGCCACGAAGGTTTCCAATACGGATACTCTGGTGCCTGAGCCTGAGGTACAGCAAGTACAGCATACCGTCGCGGCTAACGACGTGCCAAGTGCACGTGACCGTGTCCATAAGAGTGAGCTGGAACTGGTACAAGTACAATGGAACCAGTACCAGCATCACCTCGAACGTATGGGCAAGGTCCAGAATAGGGGAGAAGGGAATGCTCCCTGGATCTATGGACTGATGATGTTACATCCACTGGATGGGGGAGAAAGTTACAACCTCCATCGACGCATCACAGTTCGGATCAAGAAGGAGAAATATGAGCGCTACACACAGCTGTATCAAAAGCTGTGTGCTCTCGAAGCACGTAAGCAGATAGAGCCGGACAGGGAAGAGGGAGATTCTCAGCTCAGTGTACAGCCCACAGTGGGGGCACCTGTTGCTGAGTCACAAGAGAAGGGGGATAACTGGTGGGCAAGGCATATGCCAGCCATGGGTTACCTCCATGAGACTCCGGCTAAAGTAGATAACAAATCCACACCCGAGCAATCAGCTGCGAAAGAGACAGCGATGAGTCCCGCAGAAAAACAGGTCGCTCAAAGAGAGGGGGTGGAGCCTATCTATTCCCACAGTGAGGAGGAGTACCAGCTGTATCTCAACGCTGTGGAGGAGGGAAGGATCTCTCCTAAGATTCATAACATCTGGCTGGTGATGGCGCACAAGCTGCGTCTCGGAGGGCACAGGCCATACCTACGGGGTGGTACTGCCCTTACCAGCTGCTACCTGAAGTACATCGGTGCTGCAAGTACACTGACAGTGTCTGAAAAGAAAGTAGAAGAAGAAGTAGAAGTAGAAAAAAGAGAGAAACAAAAACCATCTAAGTTGCTGGGCAAGTACACTGTCTCAACTTCTGAAGCTCTGGTTTATGCAGGCACCATCCAATCGGACCTGCATAAGAAACAAAGAGAGATCGACGAATACCTGCGGTATGTTGGTGGCTTGGGCGCCTTCAATGCATCCGCAGGAGGTATACTAGTACCCCAGAAGATTGAGGTTGATGAGGACCTCCCCTGGGATTGACCGTCCAGCTCAGTGCATGGTTCGATTCCATACCACAGGGTTATGGCTAATGGCTTGGGAGACTCTAGCCTGTCAGCTATAGAGTGGAGCCCGGTTAATAGGGCAGCTGGTGCGAACATTGAGACTCGGTAAGCTAGCAAGACTCAATGAAGATACTCAGCTACAGCAGTGTGAAAAGCTGTGGGTGGTTGAGATGGTGGTACCTCGGTATGTGTGGTGTGTGTCGTGTCATCCTAGGACAGCACGGTATGCATGGCATGTATCCAGGTATTGCCTGTGTTTATATTCTTCAGCTTCAATTTAGAGCACCTCAGTGACTGTTCGAGTGCAGCTGAGTAATCCTCAAGACAATGTCTGAGGGGTGCTTAGTAAAAGGGGAAAGGCCGGAGGCTGTGAGATATACACAGCGTGACAGATGGCTGGTAGTAGCGACACTGAACCTTGAATGCGAGATACACAAGTAGAGGCGAGGCTCGGAGCACATGAGAGTCAGCGTTAACTAGAACAAACAGGTCCCACCCTCAGCCGATCCACTTGGTATGTGGTAGGTCGGGTTGATAGCAGACTCGGGGACGCAATATAGTGGAGGGAGAGCAATAAGACACGTGCCTGTACACGTAGCAGCCCCGCCGTTCCCGCTTATATGTATTCTATCTGAGTATGTATAAGCAGGGGCGGCCTGGGCTGCACCCAATTGCTATAAGGAGTAGGTCATGCCTAGATATAGATTAAAATTATTACCTGGTAGTAAGGTAATACACAAGCAGAAGGAATGGGGTATCCCCTTCCTATCCAGGTTGCCCATGTTCAGATGGCTGAAGTGGCCACGCTTATACCAGGACATTCGCACACCTATCAATCAGATGAAGGAGGAGGCAGTAAAGATGGAGAGGAAGCTGACCATGATCAAGGCTGCTATCAAGCATGCCGAGAAGGAGTATGATCAGCAGGTCAAGCACATGTCAACCAAGGTTAAGATGCACGATAAGGATGGTGGGGCCCTGACCCAATGGAAAGAGGAGCCGCTACCCTGGCATAAACTCTCCGTTTTTGATTGGGCCAAGGATTATATTGATGAGCCTCCGGCCTATGACCCCAAGACATTCTCAGTTGGAGGGTCTCGTGCTCCTTCTAGACCTAAGGATATGGAAGCCATGGTGACATCCTTCGGGAAGGATGTCGAAGCAGCAAGGCAGGCGTACAAGGAGGATGTTAAGGGTGAGAAGAATAGCACCACACTATACTCCTTCACGCCAGGTAAGGAGGAGGTTCCTCAGCATGAAAAGAATAGGAGAAAGAATGAGACAGAGGAGCAGTACAAAGAAAGACTGAAGAGGTTGGAAGGTGAACTTAAGAAGCTTTAGCATAGCGAGGTGGCTATCATGTTTGGATTAGTAACGTTGCACAACCTCCTCTTTCATGGGCGGCTTCGTCGGCATGAGCCTGACCCTATGAAGGAGGACATCACTGAGGTGCAGATTGTCTTTAACAAACTGGGAGTAACTGCGGCTGGAGTCAGATCTCTCCTAAAGAAGGTACGATCTGCAGATGGAGTGGTCTTCTCAGATGACATGGAAGATAAATACCTGAGAGAAGCCTCGGAACGGGGCGCCATTGTGATACATGTAGCTAACAACTTTTTAGCGGATTTCAGGAACCTCATGGAGTCTATAGATATTGTCAATACGTGCCGGTGGTATGGGGTAATGTCCAAGGCCCGCCTCAAGAAGATCTTTCCGGACAAGTTCGAAGGTCTTCACTACTGTGAGTACTGTAGTTCTGAGCTGGAAAGCGAAGATGCTTTCTGTACCAGAAACAATTGCTACTATGCAGTTCAGAATGTTCGGCAGACTTTGAAGCAGCAGATCCAAGCTGGTGAGGTTGAGGAGGTTGTGCCCCATTTTCTCACAGCCGAAGCAGTGCCTGGCAGCATTCAATACTACTGCTCTTGCAATGATAGGCCCTTCTGGTCAGATTGGGAGGCCGATGAGGATGGAGATATTAAATGCCCTGGCTGTGGTGACTTCTGTGAGCCGTATTCAGGCCAAGACACTGGAGAGGAGGATGGTGAATGGTAAAGATCTGAAAAGCTTTTAACACTAACTAGAGGACAGGCTTATGAATCATGGTAAAATCTATGGGTATACCATACTGGGTGCCCTGGCCGTAGTGCTTGCCACTTCCTTCTTCCTTCCTGACAAGGCAAAGGCAGAAGGGGTGGGGGTGGATGCAGACGTGCCCCTTGTTGAGGAGCAGGTAGATGAAGCCCCCAAGTGGTATAGCCCTGGAAGCTGGAAAGCAGTACAGGCCGTGAAGGAGAAGCTAAATGCTGAACAGCAGCTTACTGATCGTATTGCTGAGCTGGAGACTCAGCTGCGGGATGCTCGAGCGACGATGCTTGGGCATGATGCTCTCCTCGAGGCGGCCGGCGAGCAGAACGATCGTACGATTGCCCACTTTGAGGGGCTCCTTGCTGAACGAGATGATCAAGTCGAAGCGCTGCGTTCTCAGAACAAGACGTACGATGAGGCGATCCAAAGTTTGCAGGATAAGGATAACAGTCTGATGTTCGTCGAAGGGTGCTGGATACCCAAGACTGCTGGTGAAGCATTGACTCACTGAACTGGAGGCTGTGATGAATGGAAAGGAGATGCAGATCGGATCCTTTGGATCCCCTGGTGGTGGGCAGCGTGGTGGCAGTGGTAAGAGTAACAGCCCTGTTATTGCCACACTCCCCCGCCATGTTAAGAGCTGGCTGATGATGCTTGCCATATCCAATACGTTGTGTTGGTTAGGCTTCATCTTTGGTTGGTTTGGCTTTGAGGATGCTGGTCCTATCCAGGCTGCACTCTCAGGCATCGCGATATTCTGGAGCACCTTCTGTATACCGCTTCAGATGTCATTCATTATTAAGATTGACTGGGGCCAGAAGGGCTCGGGAGGTTGATTTGAGTGGAGAGGCTAAGGCCGCAGCTATTACAGCTGTCGGTGTGTTCGTTGGGTTGGGAGTTTATTATGAACTGCCTAATCTTTTGACTTTCCTTTTCGGAGGGTAGTAGCTGTAGTGTCTTACCACTGTATGTGGTGGGGCACTACCTCAACTATCAACCACGTAACATATAATAGGAGGTGTCAACCATGCTGACTGAAGAGATGGAGTATCTTAAGAAGCAGACTTCGTATGCTCTGGAGTACACAGGGTATACGCTCTGGTGGTGGGGTTCCCGCGTACTGGAGGCAGGCCTGGGTTGGGCAGCGCGTAAGACACACGGGGCTCATATGTGGAGTGTCGGTGCAGCGAACCAGATCCTGGGCAAACGTACCCGCTTGGGTCAAGAAAAAGAGTCGGTGAAGGACCAAGCGGAGGTCAAAGAGGCATCCCGGCAGGGAGGGAAAGACTTCACCAGTGCAGAGGAAGCTCTCATCCTTGATGAAGAGTAGTACGATAGTCTTGGCTAAGTACAATAGCCCGTGCGATTTACAGAGTGGCGGCACGTTAAAGCGCTGGTAACTCTGGCCACCTACCATGTGTAGTTGCGGGTTCAAGCCCCGCCTAGCTAGTTCAATTGGCAGAACAGCACAGCCCAAGTAGGAAAAATATGCGGGAGGTAGGAAGCGTAATCAAGACCTGGTGAGTAGTGGGGAGTGACGCCCTTGCGAAGTATGCAGATCCCGCCACAGGGCTATCGGTACTCCAGGCAAATGTACGACTCGCTTAACCATCCGGTTGTAACCCGGACACGAAAGTCAGCGAATGATAAGTGGGGAGCCACCAAGTACAGGAGCCCCGATGCTATCGATATGGTTCACTGTCCGTAGCAGCACAACATGAGGTACCCACCTTACATGTGGCATGCCAGGGTGCGAACCCCTAGTGGTTACTCAGCTTACCACACTAAATATGATTGAGCTGAATACTCGCAAGAGCATGGGCCCTCCAGATAAGGGGTTACCCATAGGCTCTAGTCGTTTGCATTGGAATGTATCTGTAGTGTAAAAGGATAACACCACTTAGGTAGTACAACCCATCGAAAGAGTGAGATCCAGGTTCGAATCCTGGTAGATACATGATTGTTTTTCTACTTGGGGAGGGCGTGGCCAGACCCCCCGGACTGCAAATCCGGTCCATCCACGTGCAGATAGTCCGCAGCTTTAGCCAACCTTAGGCAGGCATAGTACATTTGCCCGGCCAGTGTGAATCTGGCAGTGCGGTACGATGGTGAGGTAGGGGCGCCTGCCCTTGAAGCAGGTGGAGGGCTTACTCTCTTTGTTGCCTGATGTCTGAGGACTCACCAGCAAGATCCAGCCCTGCTCCATCCTATACCTATTCAGAAGTTTGAGTAGGTATAGGGGCAGGGTTGGAACGCAATAGACTGTAAGGCCAACGACCACAAAGGAAACATGCCATGCAAACTAACGAAGCGTACCTTGGGCTGCTGGCCCTGGTGTATGTCTTCTACGATATGGTGGAGGAGCGAGCCGTTGCGTTGAAGCGCAAGGTACCTGAGGCTAGGGCGGGGATTAAGCGTGTGATCATGCCTGCCAATTTCTCTACTGTGTCTACCAGCGTTCCAAGGAGTGACCTGTTCCGCAGACAATTGAAGTGTACTGTTATGCGGAGGGGAAATCATGACTCGGAAGGAAAGATATGTACTTGATCTTGATCAGTTCGAGGGGGAGTTGATGGCACTCTTGACTGATCTAAGGGTCGACGAGAAAGATAACCCGAACCCTGTAGCTAGGCAGGCTGCGTATGAGAGCACTGCAAAGCGGCATGGGTTCCTCTCTTAGGGAGGGTAAAGGTATGAAGTACACTAAACCCGTTAGTCCACCATAACAGGTGAGAGGGATCGGCAAGTACACTGACCGTGAACTCTAAGTCAGCTGTGATAAGTACACTGGACCAGCTGATGGTAGGCAAGGCAAGGAGTACAACCAGTAGAAAAGAAGGAGGATCTACTATGATCATCGTGGATCTCCTCCCGTCTATTACCGAGTTAGTGACGACGGTGCTGGTTAACAAGATTGAGCGGGGCAATATTGTCCTACTCTTTCCAGCCGTCTTAGCAGCATGCTGGATAGGACGTGTAAGATTGCGTAACCGACAGCGACGCTGGTTGAGGTTGTCCTCAGCTGAGCAGCTAAGGCGGCAGCAGCTCGCCAACATGACCGGTAGACGTAATGAGCTTTATCCGCTCTAAGGAGGATACTATGCTTGATGAGAAGCCCGCAGCTTGGGACATTGTGCGGGGTAAGGTAAGTGCTGTATGGGAGTGGGTAGTTGACGTCTTCTATTCACTGCTCGAAGCAAGTAAGGACGTCCTCGGACTGTAATGTTGGTGCATGGTCTGCCTTAAGGCTGGTATAGGACAGCCTGGTCTTGCCTCTTATGTGTATGCTAAACGTATGCATAAGCGGCAAGATCAAAGGAGTTCAGATTATGTATACTAGCACTGCAAGGGGGTACAACCCCCAGTTCGAGAAGGGCTATGCTGCCCTGAAGTACATCGTTGACAAGTATCAAAGCGAACTGGAGTTCGTTGCACTGGATGCGAGAGAGCTTGTTGACGAGGATGGTAATGCGTATCAGGTAGTCCCTGTTATACGTATCAGTTTTAAATAACGTGTGACCTGCGAAGGTCACACATCTAAGCACATTCGAGGAGGGGTTATGAAAGTTTCTATCACAGTTCCTCCAAATGTTGTCAAGATACTTAGGAGGTTAAGACGGTTCGACTATCAGGCATTCTTGGTAGGTGGTTGTGTTCGTGATCATCTGCTAAAGGTCACCCCTCGTGACTGGGATATAGCGACTGATGCTACTCCCGAGGAGATCAGAGAGTTGTTTGATAATAGTCGTACTGTTGGGAAGAGATTCCCAATTGTGCACATCTGCTTTGCAGGTGGTGAGGTGATAGAAGTCACTACTTTCCGTAGTGGTAATGAAGAGTTTGGCACGATGCTTGACGATGCATATCGTCGTGACTTTACAGTCAATGCTCTCTACTATGACGATAGTTGTGGTGAGATAATTGATCCCTTCACTGGGCTTGAGGACCTTGAGAATAAAGTAGTTGTCAGTATTGGTAAGGCTGCTACTAGATTCTATGAGGACCCAGTACGTATGTTACGTGCTGCTAGGCTGATACAGTCTGGTCTTGTACTCAGCTCCGAGGTTAAGGGGGCTATCCTTGAAGGGAGCAAGCTGCTATCTACTGTGAACTCATCGAGGTTGTATTGTGAATTCATCAAGATGTTCAGCTATGGTGTGCAGTCACACTGTGCCCTAACACTACATAGCCTTGGGTTGCTGGAGCAGTTCATCCCACGTAGGATGTTCCAACCTCTAGAGCCTTGGTGTGGAGTACAGGACATAAGTATGCTGGTATGCCGTATGGTTGAGGAGTACCACTCAGACCTCACAGAATGCGTTGTGCGCGAGTTTAACCTACACCCTATACCAGGGTCCCAGAAAGCTGCAAAGATGCTTGTAAGTGATCTGAGAGAGCACCTGAACCTGGATAGGGAGGTAGCTCTGCAAGTTAAGGAGCTGCTACACTCAAGGTACAGACAACAGAGAGAGTGTGCTTAGCTGTGTGACTAGGGTCACGGGAGGATATTTTATAGATTGTTGGAACTGAAAATTAACAGTGTTGTCTAATTTCTTAACATAGTTTTTCATTAGCTATTTAAGGATTACTAAAGGATGACAGCACGTAAAAGAACAGAGACTACTATCATAGGTGATACGGCCTGTCCTCAGTGTGTTGCAGCTGGGAAGGATAGCACAGGTAATCATCTAATCCTCTTCAGTGATGGTAGCTCTTATTGTAACAGATGTCACTATCAGGAACGTGTTGGATCTTTTACCCAAGTCTCTGAGAGATCCCGCAGATCACCAGTAGAAGTTGCTGATAGAATAGAAGAGATAATCGGTTGCCCAATCAAGGAGTTGAGTGACCGAGGTATTAACCGCGAGGTTGCCGAGCACTTCGGAACGAGGGTAGGCCTATCCCAACAGGATGGACAGAGCATAGTCTCACACTTCTACCCCCGACATGTTGCCGGCAATCTCGTTGGGTTCAAGACCCGCCTCATTGAGGGTAAGCGTTTCTGGAATATTAAAACCAGCAATGATACACCCGACCTCTTCGGCGCTAATGTCTGTCCTAAGAGAGGCAAGCGCATCTTCATTACCGAAGGCGAGTGCGATGCAATGGCACTCTACCAGGTCCTCACACAGCTAGCCCTACCCCAGTACTCACACCTCACACCCCCTGTTATATCCCTCCCCGATGGTTCTCAGTCAGCTGCATCAGCTCTCTCTAATGCTAAGGATCTGCTGTCTGGCTTCGAGGAGATAGTCCTTGTACCTGACCAAGATGCAGCTGGACTTTCATTTGTCCAAGAGGCAGCTAAGGTACTTGACCTGAAGAAGGTACGAGTAGCTAAGTTCAAGGAGAAGGATCCCAATGCTATGCTTCTAGCAGGTAAGCTGGAAGAGTTGAAGTGGGCCGTACTTACCGAGGCCCGCCCCTACCGTCCCACCTCTATCGTCACAGTCGATGACGTTATGGATGAGGCTATGAAGCTCCCTGAGTGGGGCTTGTCCTGGCCTTGGCCCTCCCTAACCCAGCTCACATATGGTATCCGCAGAGGCGAAGGCTATGGCTTTGCAGCTGCACCTAAGATAGGAAAGACGGAGGCCTTTAAGCAGATCCAGCAGCACCTGATCTGTAACCATGGCCTACGCATAGGCACCTTCATGCTGGAGGAAGCCCCCAAACATACTGCTAAGATCATCGCTGGTAAGCTGATGGGCAAGCAGTTCCACAAACCCGATGGAGATTTCACGCAGGAAGAATTGCGTGCAGGTCTAGAAGCGCTACGCGATAAGGCCTTCTTCTTCAACCACTTTGGATTCAAGGAGTGGGAAGAGATCAAGGAGAATATCCGCATACTTGTAGCAGCTGAAGGTGTTAAGGATATCTTCATCGACCCTCTAACAGCTCTTGTTTCTAAGCTATCCGCGTCTGAAGCTAACGACGAACTGAACATGGTTATGACAGACCTAGCCTCTATGGCACAGGAGCTCGATTTCACCTACTACTACACCTCCCACCTAAACCCACCTAAGACAGGTAGACCACATGAGCGTGGCGGTAAGGTCCATGAGTCTCAGCTCACAGGTAGCCGAGCCATGACCAAGTGGTCACACTGCATCATAGGTATAGAACGCAATAAAGATCCTGAGCTAAGTGAGATGGAACGAAACCGAAGTAACTTTGTCCTACTATGTGATAGGGTCTTTGGTAATGTAGGCCAATTCCCAGTTCAGTATAACAAAGAGACTGGTCAGTACTTAGAGATGGTAGCGGCCATGCCAACAGGAGAATTCTAGTGGGTATAAGTTACATCGATGATCATAGTATCGGTACAGCTCTTGGCATTGACCATGAGTATGTGGGAGACAAGGCAGCTTATGTGTCTGGTAAGTCAGCAGCTGGCCTAGGTTTGGGCAGGGGGGTGTGTAACTTCAAGCCTGATAGTAAGTGCTCTACCCTATGGAATATGGGCTACTCATATGGTGAGAGGTACCTATAATGGAGATCCTAACTCTTAACCTGCTCGCTATCGGCATAGCCCTGTGGTTTGAAAGCTATGCTTGAAGTCGTATTTGATCTAGAAGCTAATGGGCTGTACCTACCACAGTACGATAAGAAGAGTGGGGAGTGGGTAACCTTAGCAGATAGGGTATGGTGCATCTGTGGCGAGTCCTTGACAGGTGAGGACTTTAGCTACTCTCACAACCTAGGGTTGAGGGATACTGTCCTAGACAATGCTCTCTCCACTCTCGACAAAGCAACCACACTTATAGGACATAATATAATAGGCTATGATTTACCAGTACTCGCTAAGCTTTATGGATGGAGACCAAAGAAGGGAACTCGAATCATTGACACACTCATCCTCAGTAGACTTCTTAACCCTGACAGGGGGTCACATAGTCTTAGTGCGTGGGGAGAGCGGTTGGGATATCTTAAAGGTGACCACAGCGAATGGTCGAAGTACTCGACCGAGATGCTCACTTATTGCCAGAGAGATACCGAGCTTACCAGAAGGCTCTACCACCACCTTGTGGAAGAAATGGGGGACTGGGATTGGTCTGAGGCTATTGAGCTTGAGCATAGATATGCTGAGATCATGCAACGACAGGAAGACAGAGGTGTCCTCTTCGACATGGAAGCAGCTCATGCCTTGGAGCAGCACCTACAGTCTGAGATAGAGGAGATTGATAGTGGCTATGATCTGCCCAAGAAGGCAAGGCAAGTCGGTGTATCAATCAATAAGCCTTTTAAAATATCTGGCGAGTACACAGCAAGGGTTCAAAATTGGTATCTTGTGCACTACGGGAAAGCCATCCTATCCAAAGATATCCCCCACTATCCTGAAGTTGTTGGACCTTTTACCAAGATCGAGTGGGACACCCTCAACCTTGGCTCTGAGAAACAGGTTAAAGAATATCTCTTGGAGAATGGTTGGATCCCAACAGAATACAACTATGTGGCTGGGGTGCGTACCTCCCCTAAAATAACTGAGGATTCTTTTGGAACTATTCAAGGGGACTTCGGTCAGAAGATAAAGAGACGCAAAGTTTGTTCTCACCGGCTATCACAACTACAAGGTTGGGTAAAAAATGTACGACATGATGGTAGGATTTCAGCTTCTGCTAACACAATTGGTACCCCTACTGGGCGGTGTAGACACCGAGTAGTAGTTAACGTCCCTGCTAAGCGGGCTCCCTTCGGAGAGGAGATGCGATCTCTCTTCACAGTACCGGAAGGGTTTGTTATGGTTGGCCATGATGCTGATCAGCTTGAACTGAGAATGCTAGCACACTACATGGGGGACGAGGAGTACATAAAGGAGATACTTAGTGGAGACATCCACAAATACAACCAAATCTTGGCTGGACTTAGCACAAGAGATCTCGCAAAATCTTTTATCTACGCATTCATATATGGCGCAGGTAATGAGAAGCTGGGATCACTGGCCGGAGGAGGACGCAATAAAGGTAGCGCTCTCCGTAGAAAATTCCTGCAAGGATTGCCTGCGCTTAAACAGCTCATTGATCAAGTTAAATTTGCAGCTGAAAGAGGCTATCTCAAAGGGTTAGATGGTCGCAAGGTGTGGATGAGGTCAGATGATATGGGTGCTGCCCTTACCCACAAGGCGCTGAATACCCTGCTCCAGTCAGCAGGTGCCATTCTTATGAAGAAGAGTGCAGTCCTGCTAGATGAGATGGTGGGGGAGCAGGGGCATATAGCATACAAGATTATAGACATGCATGATGAGAGTGAGTCGGAGGTAATAGAGCACGAGGCAGAGGGCTTCGCACTCTTAGCTGAGGAATCTGTCAAGCTTGCAGGTGAGCACTTTAACCTACGCATACCTATGAAAGCAACAGCAACCATTGGAAAGAACTGGTACGAGGTCCACTGAGCAGCTGCTATGAAGCAGAAGCTCAAGTCAGGTGATGAAGTAGACGCCCTCTATGGTAGAGATATCTACAAATGGAGGCCTGGTGCACTTAGAAAGATAAAGAGAGCCCTAAACAGACGAGCTAGAAGAGACTGGAAAAGATTCTGGTCAGAGGAGATAGAAGAAAATGGCACTACCTAACGCAAAGAATACACCGCCTAAAGCACGTACTAGAGATAATCCTGAGGAGAGAGTTCACACTGCCCGTATCGTAGGCGTTGTGGATCTGGGTGAACAACCTGAATGGGAATACCAAGGAGAGGTTAAGCCTGCTGAGAACAAGGTTGAGTTTATATATGAGCTCCCCCGATCTAAGATGCAAGATGGGAGGCCCCACTGGGTATCTGAAGAGATGCCAGTCAACTTCACAGTGAGCGAGAAGGATCCCAACTTCACAGCTAAGCTGGCTAAGCGGATCATCGCAGCTGGATTCAAGCCACAAGATTTGCAGAGTGAGGATATCCTACGTAAGGTTATCGGAGCACCTGTGATGGTGGACGTGTATCACAAGAAGGGATATGCCCGTGTAGGTAGTGTCTCTGGTGTACCCTCTGACTTCGAGGTACAGCCGCTGACTAACCCTTCCTTCCTATTTGATTGGGATAGCCCCACTGTAGCTGATGACTTCGAGGCGCTTCGCAGCCCACTGACTAAGAAGAAGTTGCAGCAGTCTAATAACTACCCAGGTTCCAGGCTTCAGATTGCACTAGATGGTGGAGATAGTAAGGACTCCCTGGATGAGGACGTGCCCTTCTGATGAGCTACACTGCACTGATAGATGGTGATATCCTAGCATACGAAATGGGGCAGAGCCAGATGGGCTCCTTTGTACCCCTCTCTATGGCTAAGAGTAACTGCGATAAGAAGGTGCAGGACATAGTAGACTCAGCTGGTTGCGAGGACTACCAGATCTATCTGACAGATAGCCCTAACAACTTCAGGCTCACTCTTGCAACAATTAAACCATACAAAGGTAATAGAGATGATAATGGCAAACCCCCTTACTGGGCTGATATACGTCTTCACCTGGTTGAGAGACACGGTGCAGTGGTTGTATCAGGATATGAAACTGATGACAAGCTTGCTATGGAACAGTCTGAAGACACAGTCATCTGCTCCAGAGATAAAGACCTCGACCAAGTCGAAGGTTGGCACTACTCGTGGACGTGTGGCAGGCAAAAGGAAAGGCCCATCTACTTCATCACGGAAAGCGAAGGCCTAAGGAACTTCTATACACAGATGCTGATAGGTGACACTGGGGACAATATCCCAGGACTCTTTGGAGTTGGTCCAACTACAGCTAATAAGAAGTTAGCAGGTCTTGAGACTGAGCTGGAGCTGTACTCAGCTGTGCAGAAGATGTATGAGGATCGCTTTGGATCCTACTGGGAACTCTTCTTGACTGAGAATGCTAGGCTCCTGTACCTACTAAGGTCTGAGGAGGATGTGTGGAAGATACCTGGGTGAAAGAGGCGTTCATGGACAAGAGTAGGTGGGAATGGAAGAATCGGATGGACCCTAGCTGCCACTTCCCAGCTGTACTAGACCACTGCATGAAGACTGGGATTTCGTACAGTTATGCAGGTCAGGTGTGGAAGGTAGGCTCCGGTGAGCAGAGCTTTACCTTGATGCCGATCCTGCATTAACATGACTAGAAAGATACGGACAAATGTAAAGCCTCTCTCTGCGAACAAGGCTTTCATGGGCAAAAAAATAAGGACCTACGAGTACAATAAGTATCGTAAAGTCCTTCTAGAGGAATTGCCAGAAAATGTAAGGGTGCCTAAGACAGGGAACTTATACTTAGACATGGTTGTCTACTATAGTAACAGGGCTTCAGATATAGACAATTGTATCAAGCCCTTTATAGACATACTTCAAGAGAAGTATAACTTCAATGACAATCGTATATACCTCCTGAAGGTTAGGAAGGAGATTGTCGAGAAGGGTAACGAAGGTATCCGCTTTCAGATAACTAAACTAAAAGGTAAAGAGACACATGATGGATTTTAACAAAGAAGTTTACATGGCTTTTGAAAGTGATGAGGCCCGTGCTGAGTACCTGGTACAGTGCTTTGGTGATGATGCAGAGGCTGCAGCCCAGGCTGTTAGTAGCTGCGAAGCTTAGTCTAAGTAGCACACAATAAAAAGCCCGGAAGGTGTAGTACCAACCGGGCTTAATTGTCTCTGGACAAAGAGAATAAGATATGAATTGTTATGTACTAATAGATAAAGGAACGGTGGACCTGTTGTACAAGGAGGGGGAGAAGATGCAGGAAGAGATTGATCACCTAAGGGAGGAGAATACAACCCTAAAGGTTAACATGGCAGTGGCCAAGGACTTCCTAGAGGAGAGTGAGATACCCTTCTACAAAGGCCTAGAGGTATTGAACAATGTCTAAGTGCTCAGTATGTGATGCGACAGCCCACTTCATGGGTAAAGATGGCAAGCCATACTGCTTCAGTTGTCTACCCCTTGGTTGTTTGGCCACTTAATTTTTTTGCCTCTCACCAAAGTAGAAACCACTAATAGCTGAGAGCATGTGTGTATGGAAGGGAGTTATAACAAAGCCAGTATCGAAGCTAACCCATTTAGTTAGATTAACATCTGAAGTAAAGGGCCATAGCCCTGGGTCCAACTGAGTGTACCCAAAGGTTACAGGTATAGCTGGGAAGGGGAAGTCAGCAAAGAGGTACGAGAACATTGAAAGGTAGGGAGCTACGAAAGGTAGGAGGATAACACAGAAGGTAAGCGTCAAGGCTATGATCCTCCTTGTTATTCTAAACCCATCATCCCCGTGCTCCCGTATCTCCTTCCGGATCTGAGCCCTGCTATTCATAGCTAGCAGCTCAGCCTCTCTTATCTGTGCACCCTTCTTGATCTTGAGCATAATAATGCTCTTAATCCCACCTATTAAGGTGCCCCCTAAGAATGTAAAAATTTCTAATGGTAGCATGTATTGCCTACTTAGGTAAAGGTGTAAATAAGGAGAACCACGCTTCCTTAACATCAGACCAATTGGCCGCTAGTAGTGCGGCCAGGCAGACAGCAAGTGTTCGTACAAAGAATATCAGGTGTCTATACATGTTTAGCTGCTCCGAGTTATAATCTATAGAGGCTGACATCTTATCAAGCTTACCCTCTAATGAGGCAATTAACCTCTCCCCGTTAGCTATATGGTAGTCTACCTTAGTCTCTAGAGATTCCACTCTGCCTGTTAAGTAGCCTAGTTGAGTGCTGCTGTTATCGTTGGCCATTGCTCTATCTCATCCTTAGATGCTGAAGTAATCAGTCCCATTAAAGTATAGTGTTAAGGTTCTACTTAGGCCAACCGTCTTGCTACTATTCCCATCTATCTGAGGGACTCCATCCAAAGCCACTGTGGCTTGTAGTGGACTTAAGGTTAGTACATCAGCGTTGGTGCTTATATTGGTAGAGGCATTGACTGTTGCACCCAAACTGTTAAGAGCGAGGCTGGCTGCGGAGGTCAGCACTTCCCTATTCAGCTGAACATTGGCTGGCTGCTCTGTAAGAGCTAGTGCAACTACCCCAGCACCCACATTAGTACTTAATCCAATCTGAGCAGGTTGCTCAGTCAGAGACAGGCTGGCACTGTTAGCGTTGACATTAGTCGCAGCGTTAATGGTGGCAGCCTGTTCTGTTATGGAGAGGGCTACAGTATTTGCTAGGACATTTGTACCTGCACTGCTCAACTCTACTGTGGCTGTGAAGGTAGCTAGTGTGAGCGTGTCAAAGCCAGCAGCCACATTTCTATTTAGGTTTACATCGGCAGATTGCTCTGTTAGCGTAAGGGTTGCTACACCTGCCTGAATATTTCTCTCTGCATTTACAGTAGCAGTCTGCTCTGTTATAGAGAGGGTAGCTGTGGTAGCGTTTACATTAGTACCACCCGCCTGATCCTCCCAAGCCCCGACGGTACCCCAGGCGGAAGTGGCGAAATGGTTCTGGTACTCCGTTGCCGCCCAGTCATCGGATACCGGGCTGAAGCGGCTGCGGATTTCAGACAGTAGGCCATCCCATGAAGTCGCTGCCCCGACCGCGTCGGTTACGGCTGTATCGATCTCGTTGCCGATGTTATGCGTATCAACATTTTCGGTGTAGCCTGTGCTGCCGAGAGTTCCTGTGTCTTCAGATGCCCCGTTGATCAGCAGAGTCATGGCGCCAGAATCCATCCGACCATGAATCATGGTAGCAGCCGACGACTCTGAGATAGTCGTCGTGCTCGTCAACTGTAGATCAACGCTGTCCACGGAGGCACCGAAGTGCAGAGTGTTGGGGATCGACCGGTAATAAAGTGCCCGGCCATTAGCTGACCCCCCCACGTCGATTATTAGGTTCGGGCCGCCCGTATCAGCGCCACGCGATACGGTTGCCTGCAAGGTTTCAGCCGCTGTCGCATCACTGAAAACACTTGCTCCAGTTGCGAACTCCATTTGTGTGTCAGAAAGCCCGCCGCCGATTGATACGCCCAAGCCCGTGGGTGACGCGACTGCGCGGGTGATGCTGGTTTCTGAAGTCGGCGTTATATCAAAGCCTTTCCCGGTAGAGTCTACAAAATCGCCGCTGGCCTCACCCAAATGCCAAACAGCTTCATAGTCAGACCAGACAGCATTCCTGCCGAAGGTGTCAGTAACAGCGGGCTGAGCCGTCTCTATAGCATCCGCTTCAAGGTAGATGGTGGAGCTAGTAGCCGCAGAAGGAACTTTGACATGCACTTCACAGTCAGGTGTGCCACCTGTGACCAGGCGCACCACATCCAGCGGGAGCCGGGTAGTTTTGGTGTTATCAGTATAAGCGCGGAGATCCCCACCCCCATTGAGGAGCGAAGACGCGCCACCGTCTACGGCGGCAGAGGGGAAGTCGGCGGTCTTGAGTACTACAGGGAAATCAGTATGAGTACCTGATATCGTCGGTAATGTATACGTAAAACCAAAGGCCATTTACTTATACCGGGTAGAGAATGTCTCTGGAGTGAGTCCGTATGTAGTAATTAGTGTATCTAGGTTAGCAGCACCATCAGCCTCATTCCCACATGCTTCAATAGCTTGGAGTTTAGGCAGTACCTCTGTCAAGAGGGGCACCAATTGCTCTTGGAATGCAGCTGTCACCTTAACTAGGTACTCAGAATCTACCAAGCCCTCTGGATTAGTGAAGAGATAGGCAGCTATGTGAGCCATCAAATCTGTCTGAACTTTCAACTGACTGACAGCAGAAGATACTTGACGCTGTATCTGCTTCTCGTCTTCGAGCAGGCCAGTAAGAACTTTCTGCTGGGTAATAGTAGTCATTCTGTACCTCTGCTCTTAAGAGAGTGTGAAGATGCCAGAGGCATTCCAAGTAATAGTAAGATCACCAGCTGTCATATCGACAGGACCATCAAGATCTACGAAGCAGAGTGCTGCATCTGTAGTACCATTAACAAGCCCTACCTGATATACCAAGGCCCAATGAGCGTCAACATCGTTAGATGCATCTTGAGCCCATGTGGGGTTAGTCGAGCTGTCAAAAGTTACAGTCCCTCCTGACTCTGCCCATGTAACTGAAAGTGCTGTGCCCCCAGCTGCATACGTACCTGCTGTACCAACCTCTGTGAAGTCAGAGAGGGTGGGGGTTGCGGTTGCTGCGGTGGGGGCCGCTGTGTTATCTAGAAGAGCAACCTTGAAAGAGCTGGTATCCAAATCAAATGTACCATCAGCCAGCCATTCTTTAGCTGTGTTGAATACGGTAACGTCACCTTGTGCCATTTTTAATTTACCTTATAAGTAGTAATAGTGATAGTGTTAGTTGCTGGTATCTTTTCATCACGAACTGTAATGATAGTGCCAGTTGTTAGTGTTTCAGGTAGGCTTATCTCTACATCCCCAGGTGCATTGACACCTAGTATATTTGTACCGAAGATAAGATCTGAAGGAAGTACAGTCGTTAGCCCACTAGAGGAGATTAATGAGTACTTAATCCCCGTGCTGGGGGTATTTTCAAGGGTTGTAACCCTGTTTGCTATGTTGTTTACAACAGTGGGGCTTATTCCTAGCCCCCCCATAGGAAGATTCCCTATGAGCTTGCGCCTAAACTCATCTGAAGAGAGGAGCTTCTTTACAATGTCCTCCCCGCTCTCAGTAGACTCACGCACTTCCTCTATGAAGCTATCATTGGCTAGGAGAGAGTCAACTATCTCATCTACACTAGGCATTGGCCCCATGGGACCCATCTCTCCAGCTGGCCCAGGATGCCCCTTGAGTACGAAGACTTGGCCAGATGCTACACGCTTGAGATTTGCCATCTAGATCTCTCTCCTATTCCCCATAGCATCCACAAATACTAGGTTACCAGCAGGATCTTCGAATAGGCCACCCTCTACAGGTGTCATTCTACCACTAGCATTGAGGGCAAACTCCCCTATGCCTAGACGTTTCCTAAGATCCTCCTGTCTCTTGTCCCTATCCTCGTCAGGTAAGGTTTTTAGGAAAGAGAGCTCCCTACCTATCTCTTCATCAGATAGGGGAGCTGGAATTCCGGCAAGTTCCTTATTAACCTCTTCCACTCTTAAGGGGGATGGGATGGTAGCTGGATCAAAGTTTTGAGATATCTCTGTACCAGCTGGGACAGGTATACTAGAGGCCCTTTTAAGCCAGTTATTAATCCACTTCTTTCTGACAGGGTTTTTCTTAACTAGGTCTTTGTAGAAAGAAGTCTGGCTTCCAACCAAAGCGTCTAATATTTGCTGTTCATCTGCTTTGTTAGTAGCTGCTAGGGTCTTCTCTCCTACAATCCCGTCGTCCTTAACACCCAAAGCTCTCTGTAGCAGCTTATTAGCCTGAGAACCGCCAAGATTAGCTGACATCTCCAGCATCTTTGCAGCTATAGAGGGTGGCATACTCCCATACTTGTTAGCATTCCAAAAATCTTTACGATAGATATCAACAGCATCATCTTGATCTAAGTTTTTGATATCCAGTTCAGGGTAGCTCCTTTTAGTGATACCGAATTTAGTCTCTTTACCGGGATCATCTGGGTCATCTACATAGCCACCCTCCTGAGCAAGCAAAGGGCCAATAGCTATCCCAAAAGAACTTGAGGAAGCCCTAGCAGCTGTGCTAGAGACTATCAGTTCCTCAGCCATATCGGTAGCTACTTGGTCTAGTAGCTGAGATATCTCTCTATCACCCATGTTATCTGGAAACTCATAGGTGGCTCCCATAAAACGTACGCGCTGGAATGCCATTACTCTTCTACCTCTTCAAAGGAGCGAGTCTCCGGATTATACCTCCGTATGCGTACCTTCCCCTGCTCTGCCCCTGCTTCACCATCCTCCTCAACCTTTCTAGCCTTAATTGCTGCACCAGTGAAGGCATCGACGCCTACTAGTGCCTCTGGTGTAGCGGGCTTCTGGTCAGGGTTCAGGGCGTTAATCAGATCTTGGGGAGTAATTACCCCAGCTTTAATGAGCTGATCTGAGTAGCTTGCAAAAACTTGGGCAACCTTGGATATGGTCTCATTAGGCCTTTCTGAGAAGCCTGGAATCCCAACTGCTTCTGGTCTGAGCTGAGGTATGCTTATACGCCCATCCCCAGTGACCAGCATTTGAAACCCTGTCTTCTTTTTCAAGAAAGCTGACAGCTCTGAGACATGCTCTTCAAACTTATCCTTATGAAAGGAGAGATACTCGTTTCTCTTGCCATTTGAGGTAGCTTTAGATAGGCCGTCTTCAAAGCTCTGAGACAGAATAGCAAGTTTATCCCCATTCCCCTTAGCGTTATTGGGTAGGGGGCTCAAGGTAGCCTTCTGAATATCTATAGAGGAAATGGTTTCCTCTCCTGTGCGCTGGGGTCGCTTAATAGTTGAGAGGGCCAACATTTGTTGAACAGCTGGGTTTATAACACCCATCCCTACAAGCCTGTCTATAGATATATTCCCATTAATCCAAGCACCAATCTTCTGGAACTCTTGTTCCCGTATCTGGAGCGCAGAGCGGCCTAGTGGATCTGTACTAGCAATTCTCTCCCAGACCTTAATATTACTAGACTCTGGATCAAAGAGAGAGAAAACAATATCTGAAGAGAGTGCGCTATTAGATCCATTGTTGCCTGCCATGTTCTGCATAGCACGTGCAGTCATGGGCATATTCATTTTGACAAACAAATTCAGAGTCTTATCTGCTCTCTCAAACACCTCATTTGTAGAGAAGTATTCAGGTACAGACTTATCACCAGTTATCATGCTTGTATAGCCATCTCTAATTTCTAGGATGTTCAGCTTCTTAGCATTAAGCTCCTCCCTAAGGCCAGGTGTCATCCTGCCAGTAGCTTTGAGTTGCTTCTCTTGTGCACTGATGATGTCTAGAATACCCAGTGCTTGATCCTGGGCCGCACTTACGATATCTATACCGTCCTGAGCTGTGAAGAGGGCGCCTTTTTCAGTATCTCTCCTCTTAGTCTGGATAACTTTCTCCATCTGGTGTCTCATAGCAAAGGTCAGATCGGAGATGGTGGAGTTGACATTCCTTACAGCTGTTTGGAACTTAGCCTCATTTGCTACAAAGTCAGCAGCTTGGTCAACAGTCCAATTATTAGCCCCATGTAGCTTATCCATCTCAGAACGCACAGCGGCTAAAGTTGGATCCTCAGGAGGTTCTTCTTGCAGAGATTGCCCCTGGAGGAAGAGTTCTTCTATATTGGTTTGTATCCCCAGATTCTCTGCCCTAGCCAAGACAGACCTGCGTAAGGAGTTCATCCTAGTACTAAATCCATGAGTGCTTAGGATTCCTGTAGCTCTAGCCTCCTTCAGAAACTTTCGAGACTGTTCGATTTCTACTAGAGATTGCCGCTCTTCATCAGTTATTTCTGTGTCTGATGTGATCTCGGTAAGCTGTCTGCTAACGTCCCTCTCAACAGCCAGTGCACCCTCCCTTTCTTCCAGAAGATCATTTATCCCACCTACAGCACTGCCGAGCACTTCATCTGTCCGTATCTTCCTACCTTGTCCAGCAGCAGCAGATAGGAAATCTCCTGCAAAGCTGACAGCCTGCTCAATAGCTCCCAGCTTTGCAACCCCACTAGTATCTCCTGGAGTTACTACCCCAGAAGAGCCTACATCTGGCCTAGGCGTATCTTGTACAAATGCCATTCTTCTTATTCCTCAAAGCTAGCAGTAGCAGGGTGCAGATTATGTCTACCGCCCGATATTATGTAATCTCTATTATAGGAGTTGACTTGTCTATCGAAATCATCATCCCCTGTCATACCCTTGTTGACTGAGTCAAGCAACTCTCTCCTTTCAGCAGAGGTCTTGCCAATCAGCAGTAAGGATTGAAGCTTCTTAAGCCTAGTCACATTACCATCCCTCATGAATTGTAAGTGTACCTTCTTAAGATCTGAGAGAGTCTCTTTACTCTCAAGCCTGTTGCCCCGATTGTAGTCCTTGGTTGCCCAGTAAGCAGTCTCTATGTCTGTTTCGAATCCCATAGATCTAGCTAGCTGTGTCTGGAGATTCATACCCCCAAACTTACTAGGTGATATCAGCACATTCCCCTGCCTACTGACTACACCTACATCATGTAGGAATGTAGCCTTTCTGGCATTAGTCCAAGAGGAAGAAATTCCCACAAGAGCATCTGCTACATCTAGGGCACCTGATCCAAATGTTTCTAGGGTGGGGTCCTCTTTAAGAACATACGCAGCTTGCACCATAGCGCTGCCTACATCCCCAAACCTTTGAACCATAGCAGCTGAGGGACCTGTGAACATCCTTACAGCATCTACACCACTACTACCTGTGGTGACAAAGTCATAGACACCCCCAGCTAGGTCTGCTAGATTATTCTGGGAGGTACCAGTAACAAGGCTTAAGTCTTTTGAGAAGTTGTTCTCAAAGCCAAGCATACTACCCAGCATGCCCGTCAATCCTTCATGGTACATCTCTTCTACCCAAGGCATCTCTTTCTGGATCTGATCTGGAGTAGTCTCATTAAGGTCTGCCAGATACGCATAGGTCTCAGAGGCCATAGGAACGCCTATAGAGCCGTATAAGCCTATCTGAGCCCCTAGGACTCGTGCAGCCTCTCCTCTAGTCCAGCGGGCTCCTGGTCTCTTCAAGAGACTAGGTATCAATGCCTCGTAGAACTTAGCAAATACTTGAGAGTATTGTAGTGGGATGCCCAGCCAGTTCTTTTGCCAGGTAGCAGCATTAGCTGTCTGCATATTCATAGAGATGCGTAGATGCTCATCAAAGACATCTCGTACACTGGCGCCCTGACCTAGCCTTCTCCTTGCAATATTGAAGGATATCAGTCGAGCGAATAGCTCACCCTCTGTAAAGAATATACGCCCCTTCTCTGCTACCTTCCGAATGCCAGCCATAGTACTGCCACCAATTGACACTACTTGGGCATCATAGTCAGCAGTCCTTTTAATAGAGTCGAAGAGACCTGTCTTATCAAACATCTCCACCATCTCCTTCAACTCTTGTTCAGAGCGTCCAGTAGACTTGGCAGTAGCTGCTATAAGTCCAGGCCAATCTTTCTTAGCACCTAAGGCCATAGTCCTCATAGCAAGCGCATCTGCTAGAGCAGCTGGGGCATGCTTGGGATCTACTGCAGCGGCAACAGCTGCGTTCTGTACCTGCACTACTAGCTGTCGAACATTGAACATCCCTAGTTGTGCGTTAAACACAAACCCTTTGATTGCTTGAACTGGATCTACCCCGATCATGCCCCGAGTCATGGAACGAGCCATGTTCCTAGCAGCACTAGCATTCTTCCCACCATACAAGGAGTCTGAGAAAGATTGCATAATGCCTGAGAAGACTTTCTCGTCTGTTGTATTCACCCTTAGCTGGTTAGATATGTAATCCCTAGCATCTTCCATCATAGCTTTCTTGCCGGGGCTGAGGTCTATCTCAGACATGAAGTCTTTCTTGTCTGTAAGACCCTGCCTCCCTTCACGCTTAGCAAGGGCATCAACTGAATTTGCCCACCGTTGCATGACAGTAGACCGATACTCATTCATAGGCATGATAGATGCTATATTGGCCATATATCTTTGGATTGCTTCCCCTGTCCCTACTCGCTCTGGCCTGTAAACACCGTCCTTAGCACGAACCATAAGCGGGCTGCTCTTACGAGCACCTGTGTAGAGTCCCCCATACTCGTCTGCGTCAATGACCATCTTCTCTAAGACAGTCATCTCCCTGTCAGCCTTGACAGAAATTTTGTCGTTGCCTAGGGAGGCACGCATTTCAGCTGCAAATTCATCTGCATCTCGCCTAGTCTCAGCAGCGAAGAGTGTCTTAGGAGCTGTAGGATCTGAGAAATCCTTAATAAAGTGGTATCCAGGAAGGTAGATCCTAGGCACATACCCTGGTTGGTAGTTCAAAACTTTGGTTGGGAGGGCACGCATCTCAACACCAAAGCCATCAGCTGCCAATCCAAACTTTACAGTTTTTCCTTTCTTAGTAGTATGAGGTTCTAAGAATTCTATGATCTGGTAACCCTCACCCTTCCACTCCAAGATGTTCTTACGGATATGACGCATATTCAGGTAAGGGTTATCACCAGCTGCTATACCGTTAGGTACCCAGACCAACTCCTGATCTGTGAGATCCGCTCCTCGGAAGTTCTCTCTAGGTTTAGCTACAAAGTTTCTAACAGTACCTTCCGCAGTTGTATACTGCATATCCTTATAACCCATAAACTCCAGATTACGTCGGACCATGTGGTCTCTCAGACTGTGCAGTTCGTCAAGTAGGAATCTCTTCTTGTAATACGCTCTTATAACTTTATCGCCGTGGGGTTTGATAGATAGTTTGGTCTCTACCAACCCGCTTGATAGCTCCTCAATCGTAAAGATTCTTTTCTGCTCATCCCCTGTCATCAGGATTACATCTAACTCTGCGCGTTCCTTAGAGCTCAGCCCCCGGGTAGCCTCTTGGTCCAGCTTCTGTAGCCGTTGACCTATCCTAGCAGCCTGCCCCTCAGCGAAACTAAAGTCTTGGACAAAGCCAGCTAGCCTACTAAACCTAGAGTCAGGTGATAGTATCTTCTGAGTATGTGTAGCTAACCTACTGAACTGGCCCTCATCTGCAATACCTTCCCACACACCAGAGTCGCTTATAGAGTACTTATAGCTAAGGGATTCCTCCTTACCACCCCTATTATACTTTATTGTGAAGCTATTACCATCAGGCATTTCAGCTATATCCACAGACCTGATAGCAGTCTCTGCCTTCTCAGCTTCTTCGATTACCCTAGCTAAGACTCTCTCTTGTGCTGCCTTCTTCTCTGCGGAGAGTATGGCCTGAGGGGCAATCTCTTCCATATCTGATACTAGCTTCCAGATAGGAGTCGCTATTGTAGCATGAAGATCCTGGACAAAGTCATTTGAAAGCCCTAGAGCTTGTCTATTGTCTGAGATACCTAGTGCCATTCTACCAGCTACAAGCGATAGAGCTGCCTCAGCAACATCCTCTGTAGATGAAGTGGCCAAGTTGCCTGCCAAGCTACGTCTATTAGTTTGTGATTGGGCTGTGCGCTGCGTAGCAATAAGTACTGCTTGTTGCTCTGCTTGAACAGCCTCACGTACAGCTTTATCTAGTGGTGTAGGGGTGATACCTGCCCTAAGTTGCACTATCTCAGCGTTTATATCATGAACAGCTCTGTGCTTAGCAAGCCTCTCATCTACAGCTTTTATACTGATACTAAGACTCTTAGCCTCAGCTATAGGGGCCCTTAGCTGTCTGGATATGGCTTGCTTTTCTACCTTATTTCCGGACTTAGCTGCCCTCTTTGAGAGTATGTCAATCGTTCTACGTACCTTGGCTAACTGCCTAGGCAATTCCTCAGCCGCCTTTTCAAGAGTTCTCAGAGCCTTAGCTCTTATCCCTTTCTTAGCATTCTTAAGGTCAACAACACGTAATGAAATGTCTCTCTCGATACTTCTCCGATGAAGCTTAACCATCTCATCTGAGACAGAGTCAACAGATGTGTTAAAGATAGAAAGCTCTGCATTGCGGAAGGGAGAGGCAGTCATAGCCGAGTCAATTTTGGACATACCAAGTATGTCACCAGCGTCTACACTCAATCCAGACATGGTAGCAGCTTCTGCTGCCGCCTCATCGTTATCAACCTTAGCCATATTGTTAGGCACAGAGCGCTCTCTAGCCGCTTCTTCAGCTGCCCGCATCTCAGGCTGCTTATGCAGAGCTGGCTTGACTACCCTATTGCCTAGAGCCTTGCCGAGGGAGACAGCAGCTTGCCCAAATCCAGGAGCAATACCTGCTACATCTATACCTACTAAGAAGTCTGATGCCTCCATAACATAGACTTCCCCAATATAATCCCTTGAGAAAAGAGTATTTGCTATAATAGGGATAGCTGCAAAGTTGTCATCAAAAGCCTCAACCATTCTAGGGAGTATTGCATCTTTGAAAGTAGTTATTTGTAACTCTGGATCTAGAGATTGGAACCCTTGTACTAAGGTAAAGAAGCTCTCTCTGTCAAAGAGCTTCCCCCTTCCCATCAAATCCGCGATATCCATAGCATCATCTGGTGCAAAGAGGTGTTGAGTAGTCCAATCCCATACAGTCTTAGCTACCCCCCTCTCTTCAGCCAAGTCATTGACTAAAGATAGAGCATACCCCCTGGCAGCTTCCTTACGTTTACTCAGCTCTGTTACAGACTCTGATGCATAAGCTTCGACAAGAGTTTTTTGGATAACATCTGCATCAAGTAACTCTTGCAGCTCATCCTCAGCCATCTGACTCCTGTTAGCCATGATATCTACTAGCATATCTTGGACTTCAGGATCATCAGTGCCTACATTTTCTTGGATAAAGTCCCCAAGAGAGTTCATGGCAGCTTGTTTATAGGAAAAAGCCTCTTGACGCTTCAACTCTTCTGGGTTTGCGCCTGTGTTTATCTCACTTAAGGCTGTGGTGTACTCGCTTAGGGCGTCTTTACCTGTGTTTACGTGTCTTAGAAGGGCAATATCTCGGGCATGCCTCTTTGTATCAGAGATAGATCGGATACTTTGCTCCAGATCTTCGAAGATCCCGCCCTGCCCCGGTGTATACTCCTCAACCTCCCCATATTGGGAGAAGTCAGTGGCATTTGGATCAATAATATTATTGGATTCTGCCATTTTAGGATCCCCCAGAGAGTGCTTTAGAGAATTTGTCAAACTCAGGAGTTCTTGAGAAGAACCCCCCAGCTGTTCTTGCACCTGTAAAGGCTAGACTAGACATAGCACTAAAGACAGAGGCAGCTGCGGAACTTTGTTGTGCTTGATCTAAGAAAGAGATGCGCTCTGTGGACAACTCTGCCATTTGATCTAAGAAAGATAGGTTAGATGCAAAGTTTGTATTGAGGGCACTCTGTACACCTGCTAGTGCTGAGCTACCTACTACCCCCCTAGCTACACCTTGGGACAAATTCTCAGCTGCTGCTACGCGCCTAGAGCGTATCAGCTCCCTTCTCTCCCTAGCTGCCCTTAAAGACTCCTGTCTCCTTGCGATCTGTGCAGCCTGAGATTGTGCCCTAGCAGCATCTTTAGCTGCCCCGGCACTGTCTAGTGCCGCCTTAGTACCTAGAACTGCAGAACCAATTGTTGCAATGCCTGAGGCAACGCTTAAAAAACTCATTATGTATTGTCCTTAGAACTCTTCATACTAGAGACCCAAGCCTCCACCACTGCCTACAGATCCAGCAGATCCCTCATCTTCCCCACCAGTTGCTTGACCACTGCCTCCAAAGCCACCACCTTGTGCTTCTCCGCCAAATCCCTCATCAGAAAAAGAGGAGATGCTGCCTGTTGGAGAAAATTCTCCAGTCTGAAGCCCTGAGGTAGGATCAGAAGCAGCTACTTCTTGTCCAAAAGCACTCTGCCCGAAAGCGCTAGTATCAGCTGGGGAGAAATTAGAGCTCCCCACCTGACCAAAAGAATCTACCGACAACCCTTGCTCTGCAAACCCTCTCGTACTCATAGGCCCTAGATTAGTTCCTCTAAACTCTTGTCCCGACAGCCCAGAGACTGAGGAGCCTTGACGAGATAGTGTCCGATCTGCAGCGGTTAGTGCAGCTATCCCGGAGAATGCAAGCCCAGCAAGCGGGTTCACCATGCCAAAGAGACTGCTTGCAGCAAACCCTGTTAACTCTCTAGGTCCTAGTATAGAAGGATCATTAGAGAGAGCTAAGTCTAGAACATCCAGTCCACTTAGCTTACCTAAGGCGCCAGATTGTGATCTGGGTTCCTGGAACTCACCACCACTCCCAGAGGTAGGGCTAATTGTCCCTATACCTGCTACTGGTTGTGGAGTTTGGGGAGGTTTTGGTGCTTCAAAATCTCGAAAGGCAGTAAGTACTGCTCTCCTAGCAGCTAACCTTCTACTCCTAGCTGCTTCTACAGTAACAAGAGGAGTCCGCTGACGTATAATGTCTTGCCTATTAGGGCTATGAAAGATTGTATGTGTCATTATACTACCGTATTCCCCTCAGCTGACATACCCCAGCCATACAGTAGAAGGTCTTTCCCTGGAGATGTGTCGAATCGGATAGACAGTGCTCTTCCAGATCCCCTTAACTTAGTCTTAGTCGTTATCACTTCTTGCCCGTAGTCAAAGGGGTCACCTACACCAGTGGGTATATAGTTCCTAGTCAGTCTATATGCTTCAAACTGATCGCCAAACTTACCAGAAGCTGCAGAGTTTGAGAAGTCCCACCTAGCTTGTATAAGGCAAGAGCTGGGGTTTTCTGGTTGTAAATCTCCAGAACCATCTAGGATAAAACCAGTCTCTGTCCTAAGCATGTGAGCTGTTAGATACTTCACACTTTTATCTCTTTGAGTATCTGAGAAGAGCTCCTCACCTGTAAGCATAAAGGCTGGAGCATCTATACCAACACTATTGAATTCTTCCCAATCTAAGAAGTTCCCATTCGAGTAGGATGCTAATGTCCACTTCACAAGAAGCCCCTGCTTGTGTGCCACTAAGTACTTAGTTGTAGTGTTTCCCCTAGACCTAATATCTCTACTCACAATAACATCTTCTGCGCTAACTTGAACTGTGTTGTTAGCACCTACTATGACAGTCTCTGCCAACTGAGAGGTTATAAAGTCTGAAGATGACAGATAGCCTGCTACATAGGGGCCTCCTGATATCTCCCCTATACCCATTATGGAGAATGCACCTAAAACGAAGTCTAAGACTAATTCCTTATTATAAGAATTTACTCGAGTTACTCCATCATAGTTGGGGTCGTCGTTGTATAACCACTTTACTTGCCTAGCAGTAGTATCAAAAGTCCCTTTGGCAAACACTTTTGAGATGGTTGGAATCTCATTATATCTGGTCTGGATAGTCCTCTCAGTAATGTTCTGAGCAACCAATCTCCCTGACCTGGGGTCTGGTGTTAACTGGTAGATTCCGCCTCTAGCCCAGTAGACAACACTGCCATCTACTGCCACTACAGAGTCATGCCCCGTTGCACCCACATCAGTTATCTTGCGTACTGCAAACTCTCCAGCTGAAAACCCAGCCTCGCCACCAGATAGCATCCATACACCATTCTCTGCGAACACTAAGAGTACAGTTTCTAATGCTAGAATTTTGAAGATCCCTGCAGCTTCTGGTATTTGAATGGTACCACCATCGCTGGATACCAGCTCTGCGTTAAACTCAGCAGTGGGGTCCCCCTCTTGGTAGCAAAACCCAAACTTCTTATTGTTATCTATGATAGGGCTAAATAAGATTGTTCCAGAGAAGGAGGGGGACCTATCATCTGGTACAGTGATATTACTCCTAATACCTGAATAGAAGATACGGCCAGCAAAGGCAGCTGCGGTGGAGATGTTTCCTGTCTCCCTATCTTGAGGCAACCCAGTAAGGCCTGATGCAGCTTGTCTCTCAGCCCCCCTATCAAAGGCTTGCAGAATAAACCTGCCCCTAGATGCTAAGGTTGTACCCAAGTCCTGCTTGACTAGGAGGTCTGGATCAAAATCATCTGTGGCGTCTTTACCCAGAACCCAGATGTCTGCATTAGATGGGTACTTTCCTTGACTAGAGTGAAAGGATGAGATCTTAGTGTTATCCCACCCTTGATTCTTAAGGTTATACTCATGGATCGCGGTAAGAGTTGTGGGCCTTTCATCAATGGCTAAAGCTTCGTTCAGCCCCCAGATATCCCTAACCTCTATAACTATTTCTGTTTGAGTAATAGTGTCTGTATCTTGATCGTACTTCAGGAATACCGGATTATCAAGACCTTCCCCTACGAGAACCAAGACACCATTCACGGCGGCATAGTTGAATGCAGTCAGAACTAAAGTAGCAATTGTTATGGAGTTGCCACCGTTGAGGAGATTAGCTGAAGGTGCTGTAGTTGACATATCACAGAAAAATAACTTGTTATCTGCTTGGACAACCCCTATAGTCAACCTAGAGTCATTACCAACATTCTCCCATCGATAGGAGGATAAAAAGGACACGTTAGAAGACCCTGGGTATACTCCAATAGTGTTAAGTTGGAAGCCATCCTCATAATCCATACCCAGCCTACGCTGCCTAGACCCATCCTTATTTAGAATGAAGTTTTCCTCGTCCTTGCTAGCATTCTCTGGGAATGTAAGAGGCCCTGCTTCTGTGACTAACCCGCGTATAAACGTATTACGTTCTACACTAGTCGATGTCCTAGCCATTGTATCTTACCTTCCTATTAGCGTAGCGTTTGCAAGCACGTTTACTGCTTTCATACTGATCCAGGGCAGCCTGTGCTGCACCTTCAGATGTCCAAAGTCCTAACATATTCTTAGGTATATCCCCACCACCGATGACAAAGGCTTCGTAACAATTACCTTTTATTCTCAGCCCTAAAGGTCTGCTTTCCTGTTTTCCTGCCATAGCTTGGGAACCTTATACCACCATTAACTCGCCAAGCCTTACGACTCATCCAATTCCTCTGACGAGCTGCTTGTTGCTCTGACTTCTGGTCAGGCATTTGCTTGAGCCTAAGGAAGCATGCAGACTTTGCATCTGCTAGGAGGGCTGGGAAGGCTTCTGAGGGCAAGTCGGGGATAAAGGAGTCTACCATGCTCCAGGTTGGCTCTTTGAATACAGAGGCTTGTGTCTTACTGGCCTGTAAAATCGTATCTACAACCGAGTCGTATGAATTAAATACTAGGTAGTCATCATCAAAAGAGGTCCAGAATCTAGGACTCTCATCATTACGTATATTAAAGACTACACTACTAAAGTCTGTTATCTGGTCTACTGTTGTCTCATTCGTCTTGTACTGATTGGTTATAGCCAGAAATTCATCAGGATAGCAAAACTCGATAACCTCAAACTTGTCAGAGGTATCAGCAGTCTTACGCCTGTTATAAGTGACCCACTCTAGCTCCTTGACAAGATCGGGAAGCTTCATATGAGTAGGTTTAGTATTGTCTGCGGATGCTTCCAGTTGTGTAAGCTGACGTAAGTGTGGCCAGTTTTTATTCCCAATCATATCGTAGTAGGTGCTCTTGACTATTTGAGCAACCTGCAATGAGTCAGGAGTTTCATCTATTGTATTGACATTGTCCGAGTTCATATCACTTAGGATATCCTGGGACATTTCTAAAAGTGTCAGCTTAGGCATACTTACTCTCCCACCCTATTCAAGGAGAAGACAGCATCTTGAAAAGTAATGTTGGCTGTCAAGCTAGAAGCAGCATACAGATCCACTACATCTGAATCATCAAGTCGCACTAGACCATGAGCGGCTAAGTTGTAATAAGTGCTTGAAGAAGCTAGGCGCATTCGTGGCCTTCTTGCTACTCCACTTGCTCCATTGATTGCAAACTTGACTGCAACATCTGTGTTGTTAGAGTCTGATTGCACATTGCAGTAAAATGTTGCAAAGTATAGTCCACCACCATTGGCAGGTAAGGTGAGCTGGTTAGTTGAAAAAGTTAACTTGCCTAGTTCTCCAGTAGTCCAATTGACTACTTGAACATAGTCGCTAAAGTCCCCCAGAGAAGTATCTACAGCAGCGGTAATAGCTTGTGCTGAAGAGTTGTCTGTAATAACCATAGCACCTGAGAATTCAGAGAGAGCTCTCCATACTCCAGTGCCTAGCCCATCAGCTACATAGACGTCTCCATCTCCCGCGGTCGAAACTCCCTTGGGTTCATGGATATCAGGATCATCAATTACACTGTGTTCAATTGTCATTATTCTCTCCCTAAGAGAATAAGGGGCCGAAGCCCCTCATAATGTTACTAGATCTTGATGTAGCGAATAACAACTTTCGCGCGACCAGCATCGGTAACAGTAGGTGTGGTGCCATCCATCTCTACTGCGATAGTAGCAGCAGCTGCAAGCGGGCTGGTAAAATCGCCAGCACCGGTAGCATCATAGACTTCACCAGTTGCTTCAGCTTGTGCTTCAGACAGCTCGATAACGTAGTCAGTATCGGCAGAACCGGAGATGCCTACGTTGATGGTGGGGGTAGTCCCACCAAGCACAAAGACTTCGGTAACTTCAACATAAGCCTCGATAAACTTAGCCCCAGCGGGGATAACTTTCTGAGTGTCAAAAGCCTTAGCAGAGTTGTTAAGATCTTCACCGTTAAAGTATACTACAGCCTCATGCATAGCGCCAACTCCGGGGAGTTCTCCACCAGCAAGCACGCCTTCTTGAGTTTCACGGGGGCCGAAGACGTTGTTTACGCCCAGACCTGCAGTGTTTTCAATAGTCATTATATATTTCCTATCCTATTAAGCTGTGGCTACAGCATCAGTTACGATAACGCCTAGGGTATCTACGCGCTGAATGCCCATACCCCAACGAGCGGTCTGAACGAATTCATCACGACGCTTGGAGATGTTACGGTCAGATTCAACACGAGGAGTCTGACGCCATGCCAGCATACCAGGCTTAACGCCATCATCTGCGATACACAGGAAGATGTTAGCAACACCAGCGTTAGTTACACTGTCAGTACCATCAATATCGGTACCAGCTGCTACAGCAGGAAGACGGTTAGAAGTCCAGATCTGCCAACCATGGAGCATGGTAACAAACTGGTGTTCTTGGTCGAATCCGTCTTTGACCAACTGCTCAGACAATCCACCAAGAGCACCACCAGCATTCAGGTAGGTAGTCAGGGTAGAAGCCTTAGAGAATGTAGCTGCTACAACAGGATCAACAATAGCCACACGACCCATCATAGGTACGTTTGCCTTATCGAAGGCAAGGCGCATATTGATCAGGTCTACTTCAAGCATTTGCTCGTTAGTGCCAGTCGCAAGTACGCGATGGGCAAAGCCATTGATAGTGTTAGGATCTGCTGCTGTTTGGCCAGCTGCAAGAACTGAGAGGAAGCGAGACTCGAAGTGCTCTTGGATCGCACGAGTAGCTTCTGCACCGCGGAGGGCAGTCAACTGTTCGATCTGTGAGCCATCTTGACGCATTTGATCAGTCACATACCAACCATCGCCGATATGATCAGTAATGCTCAGCTGAACATTCCCAGTCTCAATCGGATTATAGGTGATATCCTCATTCTCAGAAACATCCTGAATGGTGGCTGAACCAACAGTCTTGATGTTAAGAGTGGTACCGCTACCGAAGTCAGTGACGTTACGATAGAAGTTAGTCGGCAGGAGGCCGTCATGCAGGTTCTCGAGAATAAACTGAGAATACTGCTGAGCTTCGATGAAGCTAGTATTAGTAGTAGTAGTAATTGCCATTACAATTAACCCTCAAATTTCGACGCGGATTTGCGCCATTTTTGCAAAAGTTCAGAATCAGACGCGCGGAAACGGGCCATCGGATCTTCTTCTTGCTTAGGACGAGTATCCATAGCAGAAGTATTCACTGATGATTTATTGAATCCGCTGCCAGAAGTATCTGACTTCTTAGTTAGTCCGAAGTATTCAAGCACTGCTTTAGGAGATCTGGCAGATAGGCTATTTAAAACGTCTACATCAAGACCAAGCTCTTCAGCTTTAGCAATGTATTGTGCTTCGGCTTTATCGCCATATACTTCTTTAAGAGTCGATGTTACAGAACTTACATTCTGTTGCATCCGCATACGCTTCTCTCTCTCAGTCAACTGAGTCTCCAGAAGTTCTGCTATCTTAGTCTCATCAAGCCCTTGCTTACTTGAGGGTTGCTCTTTCGCAGCTTGCTCAGACTCAACACGCTTCATAATATCGTCCACTCTCTTAGCTTCCTCTAATTGCCTTTCCATCTCTTTGACTTTATCTGTTAGAGATTTTATATGGTCTTGCGCATGGGGGATGCTATTAATCGCATCTGATACCGTGGCGTATTTCTGTCGCCCATCATCAGTTCGGATCTCAGTAAGCAGGTTTGCATATGGATCGGAAGTCTGTGAGGACTCAGCACTTTTATCACCGTCTTGCTGTGTGGACGTCTCAGCTGCAGGGGTTTCCTGTTTGGATGCTGCAGGCTTCTCGCCCTCGGGGTTACCGAAGATTGTATCAGCCATTACTTTGTTTTCCTTTTAGGTGCACTAACTCAATTACCTTACGTAAGGTTCTTATTTTTCCCAGGCGGTCAGCCTGTCTTTCTGCCCAAGCAGGTGAGTCATACCCATCTTCTACGGACATCTCTTTTACAGTCTGCTCTAGATCCTCTTTAAGGATCTCTGACAACCTGATAAAGGCATCATCACAAGAGAGGAGATACTGCTTAAACTTGTCCTTCTCCTGCTTTGTCTTTAAGTTTGATAACCACTTCGTATTCATACGGGTTGTGGTTCTCCCCCCTCAAGTGGGGTAGCTTGTTCAACTGCCAGATCTTCAGCCATCTGATTCACCAGCCGTTGAGCCTCTGCCTTTTCAAACAAAGATATATTATCTGAAACAACTTCAAATCGTTTCAATTGGAAACTATCCTCTACCAGTTTAGCCAATGCCTTATCGCTGAAATGTCGCTCGATTTTTGGCCACACGCCAGAGCTGGTAATACCGGATAGATTCTGTATGAGCTGCGCACGAGCTGCAAAGTGCCTAGCACCAATTGGACGCAAATGCCCTTTAGCAGTGATATCCTCTTTGGTTATATTTAGGAACTGTGCTACCCCGATATCATTATCCATGACTCGAACTACATCAGCCCCCTTCATATTGCGTCGTGCTAACTCAAGCATATTGTTAAGGCAACGCTCAAGCAGCTCAACTTCGAAGTGTGTAATCTTCTCTTGGAAGATCCTACCAGCTGCATTCTCTAAGGATTGCACTTCGAAGGCTGTCTTCTCACCTGGTGTACGGATCCCCATGGCTTGCCTAGGGGCACCTGCAAACTCTTCCATAAGCTGGAGGATCTGAGCTATCTCGACATTAGCTGTAAGGGCCTGGGCTGCGGGGGCCAAGGGCTGTACATCCCCACCCTCCCCAATATGAATCTCTGCAAAGGGTGCCCATTCAAACTCATCTACATCCCCAATGATCTTAAGAGGCGGGGCTGCAATCAAATCGAAGATATCTGCCTTCAGGTTCTCAAGGTGATCTAGTCGATACTGGAGTCCAACCAAATTATCTAGTGGGCCCATGGCATAAATATTGTCGGGACGCATTCTCCAACCAACATGTACTTTATAACCATTCCTCTTCCATGCAGGGATAGGTGCCTTTCGTACTACATGCTGTCGATCTATAACTGTGATGACACAGTCATCTAGGAGATCCCCACTATCTGGATCATGCATAGTCCCTTCAAACTCTAGGATCTCAACATACCCAGACCCATAGTATTCCTGGAGATCACCAAAGCCATCTACTGAGAACCCTTCAGCTTTACGGAAGTCATCTACAGTAAAAGCTGATGCTGCTCCACGTATCTCTGAGGCTATCCTGAGAATCTCCTCAAAGTGGGGGTTGCCGATTGCTTCCTTTCGCAGCTCTCCAAAGTGACGGATGGATCTGGTGATCTTCCAGGTGTCCTCGAAGGAGGCAGCTGTAGGATCAAAGACAATGTCTAGAGGGGAGATGCGCATCAGCCTTGGGCCTACGTATCCTGGTATTACCTCCTCGGTCTCTGGATCAATCTTAGCTTCATCTACCCACTCTACAGTGGCGAAGACATTGCCCCAATCTATGTAATCGTATAGCAGCTGAGAGACTGTAGACCGGAAGGGGGAGATACGAGTCTTGTTAGACATGTAGGACTGGATAGCTTCACGCTTCTGCTGTACCTCATCGTCCAAGCTGTACCCCTCCCACCGGAGCCATTCATCATTGGGGAAGAGAGCTGAGAGGTAGTTAGCATGTAGGTTATCCCTGATCTGTGCTAACTTGGGAAGCGTAGTTTTGTTCTTCCAAGGCAAAGCGTTGTTAGTAGTAGTGGAGGTATCAGTAGCAAAGATATAATTCCTACGCTCCCTGATATCCTCTAGCCAGCTCTGCCTTTGTGAATTATAAGCATCCCATCTCTCTGTGACAATCTTTGCCAGAGTTTCCTGCTTAAGGAGGTCTTGTACTTCAAGAGTTCTAATACTCATCGGAATGCAACTCCACCCCATTTATTGTGATATATAACATTAGGCTTTTTACTAGTCCCTCGGATTGCTCTAGGCGCTCTAGCTATCTCGACAACTGAGGCTAGGGCATCTTTGATGTCATCATGCGCAGGTCTTGAGAGTATCAACTCTTCCTCTAGGATACCTACGTACCCTCCACGATAATGGTAAATAGTCTGGTTCTCATAGCGTGGTTCAAGGATAGCTGCTATACGCTCTTCCTTCTTTCCACCATGACGGGTAGGTCTGCTCTCATCTATAGAAAGCCGCATACCCTCTTGTCTAATCCGGTCTTTAAGATCCCTGGCAATCATTCCCTGTGCTGCGTTGACTTCAGCTCGTAGCTTGTTGAAATTCCATTTCTCATGTAGGGGCACTATACGATCAAATATTCCAGCGATCTTGTCAGACCGAAACCTGTCTATATCTAAAAGATATATGAAACCTTCTGAGTCTACACCTATGACTACTATGGCAGTATAATCAGCTTTCTTACTAATAGTAAATGCAAAGTCTATAGAAGCATAAATATTTAGCGGCCTCTCCTTGAAACACCATTGACCCCCAATACATTTAAGATGCTTAGGATCATAATACTGAAAGCGGTCTCTACCGATTCGGTCAGAGCTAGGATCATTAGGGTCATTATAATACTGAGCAAAAAATTGAGTTTGGTCAGTATATAGCGCTTTAATCCTTGCCAACTCTCTTTGGTCAAATCCGAAAGCCTTGCCGTCAGTTCTCATTTCACGAGGCCATAGAAAGATATTGTCCTCTTCGACTACATGCTCCTTGATTTCCCAAATGGGCTCTTGACCAGAGACTTCGCCTTCGTCATCAAAGGTTACCATCCTCTGACTCTTCCATGTTTGATACTGATCTGCTGGATGATACCTAGTCCCGCATGCTTTGATGATACCGCCTGTATTCAGGATAGACGCCATCAAAGACATAGCTGAGGAGCACTTCCTTCTACCATCTTCCGTATAAGCATTGTCAGGTACTACAACATCATCTGCAATGATAACATCTGCATGTAAGCCTACAGTGTTTGTGGTTAACCCTGCTGAGACTATTGTAGAATCTCGTACACCTTCTGCTTTTCGTAGGGGGTGATCAACGGAGATAGCTCCAGTAGTCCACCTCTCCCTCTTACCTTCATCAGCTCTTATCATATCCGGCCAGTACTTCTTATACTTGGCACTTACAAGAATATTTTTTATTGCATAAAGCTGTTGTTCAGCTAGAGTGGATGTTGCTGAGATGTAAAGTATGGTTGTCTCGGGATGCTTTGTAATCCACCACGCACACCACACAGCTATACAATGAGACTTCATGTGTGCACGTGGTAGAAGTAGTAGCTGGTTGGGATGCTCTGCTATCTGCAGCCATCTGAAGACATCTCTGTGGATATCCCCATATAACCTATTATGACAGACCAAGGTAGCAAAGGTATATAGGTCTGCTTCAGCCGCCTCTCTAACTATATCTATGTTTGTACGCTTGGCCATAAGGTGAGACTATTTCTTTACCAGGGAGAGTCTACGCAAGTCATCCTCAACTTCTGAGGTGACTCCAGCTGCTATCCTGGCCTCTCTAACTATATCTGCCTTAGTTGGTCTACCTGCCTCTTTAGCAGATACCCATCCCTTCTCAGCCATAAACTTAGCTGCTTGATAACTTCTTGCCTTTCCCTTAGCCTGAGCTGCAATCTGCTTAATAGCTTGGGAGCGGACTTTAACTTCTAGCTCCTCTCTCCATTCTGCTAAGATGGGCTTAAACCAAGAGATGCTGCATAAATGACTCCAGTGCTTCCAGCCATCTAGACATTGAATTGCAAAGTCATATTCACCTGCTTCAGGGGAGGTAGATAGCTCAAGGTATAGAGTTTTCAATGAGGGTAGCCCATGATGTTCTTGCTCCTTGAGAGTGTAGATTGCCCTATCCTTATTCTCAGGAGTGCAGGTCTCCCAGAAGAGTCCTTGAGTAAAGTATCTGCCTACTGAGTCCTTAAACTTACTCATATCTTTATCCTATGGAGCTACTGCTACGATTGTATAGGCAGTCATAGCTGTACTATTAACAGTTGCACCCGCTGCTGTTATATCTCTAACTTCTATGGTCACGTTAGTAGCATCTGCTGAGATAGGCCCGGACTGCCAAGCACCATTCCCCAGGATACCTGTGATGATCACGGCAGGTATAGACCCTAGCCCATGGGCATATGTCGCGCGGCCACTGCCGTTAGTATTAATTGCTGTTCCAAACATTCGATAGTTCTGGAATCCAGTGATATCGGTCTTTGGATGTGTATGCGCGAAGTCTGTAATCTGACTCTTGGTATGAGTATGGTTACCTCGAGCTGCTTGGTTAGAGGCTGTCCCGATATCTCCCTTAGCATCTAGTACCTCGAAGTTGACACGTGCATCAACAGAGTTTACGAAGCCTGTCCCTGCTACAGAGCCTGTGAGAGTTGATGTCCCACTAACTGCGAGGTTATTATCACACTGCACATTACCTGTAAACTCGGATGTCCCTTGCGCTACCCTGAGGCCAGCACCACCACCTGTATTGCTAAAGACGCCACCAAAAGCAGAGGCAGCTGAGGTAGTCCCCTCTACGCCTGACTGGACAGTCGCCTCTCCTCGGATTGTATTGAAGGAGCCATCAGAACTTGTAATGTTTATGTTAGCTGTAGACTCAGTAGTTGAGTCGGGGATTGCACCAGAGACTGCTGCTGAGGGTAAGTTTCCGAAGTTAGCTCCAAGCTCTACTGGAGAGGCACTGGCATCACTAAACCCTGTGGTGTTGTATGCAGAGTTAGAGAAGCAATCACCAATAATGATGAAGGCTCCTCCGGAGGTACGCTCTATAGCGGCAGATGCTACAGTTGTCAAACCGCCCCAGTCGTGGAAGTGAGAAGTAAGTACTGAGACGTCACCTACACTGGAATGCCTTATGTGCGGGTATGTTCCTGAGCTGCTAACACTGTTACCTGCAAAAGTGCATCCTATGATTTCTACATTGGTAGAGGCCTCATCAATAACGATACCACTCTTATCATTGTTTACAATATGGCAACCCTTCAAGCTGATACCATCAGTGTTGAAGTTTCCATTTATATAAACACCTGCCTCACTATGAGATGAGAACCAACAATGGTCAAACATGGCACCCTTAACTGACTCCCCCGCGTCAGTGTTTATGATACGGCACCCATACGTAGATGTGTCGAAGGAGCAACTGTTAAAGAAGTTCCAAGTACTAGACCTAGCATTAGTGCGGATCTGGAGAGCTGTCCCTGCATGTATAAAGTCTAGATCGGAGAAGTTACAACCCTCTCCAAAGAGGTCTATACCAGTGGTAGGCTCTGCATAGGTTCCTGTATCAGTATCATACCTGAAGTCTTCAACTACAGTCCCCACAACGTTACCTATCCTCAGGACTGTCCCCAGTACATTCCTACCACGGATATGCTCAATTCTTTGCCACACCCCACCCCAGACTTCTATACCCATATCGACCAGACCAATATTCAGGTCTCGTACTTTGATATAGTTCGCCCCTATACGGACTGCAATCTGGTTAGCTGTTCTATCACCTGTGAGCTTAAAGCCTCGTAGAGAGCAGTCCTCGGTAAGGAGGTCGAACATGGTTATAGCAGCTGTAGTTGTAACCTCTGCCCCACTCCCTTCTAGGTGTACCCTTTTATTTACAGAGATAGCTGAGCTAATCTTGTAGGAGGAAGAGGGAGCTGGAAAAACTACAGTATCCCCCGCGCTAACAAAGTCTATACAGGCTTGGATAGCTGAACTATCATCTGTAGTCCCATCACCAGTAACACCAAACTGTAGGACGTTATACTCCCCATCTGAGAAGAGGCCCTTAGCTTGGAAGCCACTACCAGTTAGATCAATGAAGGACCCCCCATCTGCTGTACCAGTACCAGCTGCTACGATCTGGTAATCGTTGCCACCACCATCTCCAGAGGTAGTGTACCCGCTGGTGCGTACCCTATCCCCTACAACGAGGGTGCTTGAGGCAACCATGTCTGAGATAGCTGGGAGGTCTCCAATCCAGCCCTCTCCAACAGATCCTGCTATAGCCCTAGCATTGAGTGCATCTATAACTGTCTGAGTACCTGTATCTGTGGTAATGCTTTCAGATCCTACAGCCCCCTCTGTCACCCTATCATCCAAGGCATCCTCAATTGTCTGAGTTCCTGTAGAAGAGGTTACAGTAGAGCCTGTCAAATCAGATCCTACAAGATCACCTACAACAGAGACAGCTGTCCCATTCAAGACTAAGCTGGTAGCAGATACAGAGGAGGCATTGAGAATATCATTGCTCCCCATATCCAGATCTGCACTCATACTGTTGGGAGCCGTACCGTCCCTAGACAGGCTAGCTGCTAGAGCTGTTTGAATATTAGTGAAGTTATCATTAAGAGTAGTAGTGGTTTGTACACCACTTCCGACTGCTTCAGGTACGTAAGTAGTTCCCATGCTTAGAATAAACCTTTATATAGCTAGTTGTGGATAGCGCGGACGTAATCCCACGGATCTGTAAGGAGCTGCAGATGTAGTATAGATATAGTATATATGATGTATACTATCCTATACTTTTATATATTAATGAAGTAATAGACAACAGAAAAGAGGATAAGTTCAATTTATTTTATATATATTTGTATTTATTTACATTTATTTGTATTTATCTTACTTTTATTTTAGGTAGTCTTGGGGTTGTATTAATTTCTAGGAGAAATATTTGAGGTGTATTGCAACACAATAGCACGACCCTTATCCCCCCGGGTACCCCTCTGAAGGATAGCACAAGTACTAATACAAATCATTCTCATTCTCATTCTTACCCTTACTCTTACTCTCATTCTTACTCTATCTTCCATTAGCCTTAGCCTCTCTATTGAGATTGGTATTACCTCTCCCACTACCTCTTCGCTTACCCCTACCCTTACCCTTACTTTACCTACTCTCCTTCCTACTCTCTTTCCTATTCTCTTTCCTACTCTCTTTCCTATTCCCCTCTTTCCCAGCTACCATGCAACTTTCATGCCAATTGCAGCAGTCTGTCCTAGGATTTTCCAACTTGGCATCCTTCTTGCATACCTGCACATTCCATGCCATAC